ACCAAAGAATTTATCTCCACTAACATCTTGGTCTACATACTTTGGATGGGCAGCGGTATAAGCTGTTTCCCTTGCTGCGTTTGCTGCGTTTAAATCAGCAGTTTCTTGGGCTTTGGCTGCTTGCAAGGCGGCTAAACCAAGCGGGCCACTTTGGTCTGCGCTTGGATCTGCAAATGTAAGGCCAGTAAAGTATTGATGCCCACCTTGTCCTGTGCGGAATGCAGCACTTGGATCATTTGCTTTACCCTGCAATGCAGTGTAGTTTTTAATCTTGCCTTGGTAGCCAGTCTTTGGCGTAGGCTGTCCTGCTGCGTTATAAGCAGCAACACCTGCTCCAAGAGATAGCAGATCCTTGCCAATGCCAAACAAATCAAGAGTGCCATCTGCCTTAGTGTTTTTTGCAAGATATTTATCAATTGCTTGCCCCGGCAAACTTTTAATTTGTGACCAAATATCTGGTGCAGTGGTTTTTAATTCGTTTAATTTTGCCAATGTTTCATTGGAAAGCGCAGTACTGCCAACAACAGATTCTCCGGGCTTTGTTCCTGTTGCATACGGATCAGTGATTAATGACGGCGTTGTTCCGCCAGTAATAGATTCTCCGGGCTTACCTGTTCCAACAATATATGGATCTACGCCTTCAGTGGTGCTTCCATTGGCATAGATATCAGACGTATGTTGATAAGCAGCAGGTGTATTGCTGTAATCTGGAGCCGTGTATTGATAAGTGCCACCGGGTACACCAATGTAATCACCTTCATCAAAACGTTTGGGTAGGCTGGTAATACCACGGGATTTTTGCTTGACCATATTAAGTCCTTACAGTTCGGGCAATTTTAATGCACCTGCTTAAAAATTAGGAGGGATTTGTATCCGCTGTTATCCCTTTAGGAAACAGTGATGCAAGATCCACGGGTTTCTGTGAGCCAGATGCCAATAGGGCCGATATGGCAGATTGGGGATTCTTAGTTACATTGGCAACTTTAGTAGCTGTTTGGAGCCAAGGCGTTATATCTTTGATATCTTGGTTACCTGTGTAATCCCCAATAGTATTTAATATACCGCCATAGTTTCCACTTGCTGCGCCTTTAAGCGCACCAGCACCTTTGACAATATCCTGCAAATCTGCATTGCCAGAAAAATTGGCAGCAGATCCAAGCATTGCCAATGGATCGCCAGATTGGATTGCTTTTCCTGCCCTTAAAGCTTGGGCAGCATCTGTATATCCACCTACTCCAGCAAGACCGGCAAGTCCACCAAGTACATCTCCATGAGAAATGGCTTCTGCGCCCTGTAATCCCTGTATAAAAGGAGCAAATTCTGGAAAAGCAAACGATGCAACCATTCCAATTATTGGCATCAAACTACCAAACATCCCATTGTTTTTGGGATCTGGTGTATAAGAATTAGGCTGCGCTTGAATACCCAAATAACGGGAATCTACTTTGGCATCCCCGCCATTCTTTTGGTTCCATGCCGCTACGCTATCTGTGTATAACTTATCAATTGTGGCTTTTGCTGCTTTGGCATCTTGATCGGAATCCCAAGGGCGATTCATTTCTCTGCCATAGCGGGCAATGTGGCTGTCATTAAATACGTTATATAACTGATTCCAAGTAGGCGGATCTTTTTGGTCAGCCAATATTTCTGGTTTAATATTGTTAAACGCTTCCATTTTGGCTTGCTGTTTATCTAGCTCTTCCTGCGTTGGCATCTTATGCTCTTCAGCATTACCGGGCCGTCCGCCGCCTCCAAAACGCATAGCGCCACCTTCGCGGTAGCCTTGTGCTTCTAACATTTTTATTACGTCTTGCATGATTTTCCTTATGGCAATGCCGACACAAACGACATTGTGGCTACCACAGACTGGGTAGAGGGCTTGGTTGGGGTGCCGGACGCGGCGTAAAACTCAATAGTTACAGTAGCAATTGTGGGCGACCAGTAAATCTCAACGTAGTCATTTGCCGCCATAGACAGAAAATAGTTCCAGCCCTTGATGTCATGAGACGGAACGCCAGCACTTTTACGGGCGGGTATTCCTACTTTTCCGGTAGAGCCAACGATGTCTGTGCCGTTTTGTTTTAACCACATAAAAAGGTCTTGCGGGGCGTTATCCAGATTTTGTACTTGTACGCTGAACTGTAGGTTGTATATACCAGCGGTAGCTACCGTGATTTTGGAGCTTGCGATACTCACACCATTGGAAAAGTCCGTGGTGTTTAGCGTCATCAGCGTAGCAGTATTTGCCGTCGTTGTCTGGGATTGATCGCTGGAAAACGCTCCGTAAGGTAGCCGTAATGATGAGCCGTCAATTTTAAAAGTGCCGCCTGTCGAGGCCTTCATTTGCCCCAGTATGTTGTCCAACTGGTTAAAGTACAGCCGCAAGACGTTATTGAGCTGATTGATGTAATTGGCATCGTACTCTTGGGTAGCCGCAGGCAAGCGCGGCGCGACAGCCTGATTAAGAACAAAATCAGAAGTGACAATGTATGTCATGTGTTGCCTCTACGTCCATCATTGCGGATGTCAATACGAGGGCTACCAAGCTGCCATTGTGTTCCAACTTTATTGGAAGTGATCCGCATAGCCATTTGCCGACCACGAACACGAATATAGATCTGCCCGTTGTAAGTGTCCAAATCAATTGGATAAATTTGGGTAGCCGTTACATCTTGAGATGCATCCGAGCTTGTACCACCAACAGATTTTGGATCGTTATAACCAGAACCTGAGTTTTGCAGTGGCAAAAGCTGCATGGTTAGTGCGGGAGTTGTGCCATCCGTAGATCCACGGAACGTCAAGTCAGGCAACATTCTCCAGACAAAAGCAAAGTTATTGCCATCGCCAATGTCAAACTGGGCGCTGGTGATTGTGGCATTGATCGCTGCTGGTGTTCCGCTGGTATTGTCATCCACACCGTACTCGTGGTTAACAAGGTTATACGAATACGTTGCTGCCACCGGATAATTTCGCAGGCCAGTATCAATCCATGCCGTGCGGCCCATAGTGCCGTAATACCAAGCATCTTCAAAGTAGTTATACACAACGTACTTGTCAATTACAGTGCTATTAGCAGAGCAATAGAACCACCAAGCTTCGTTAAAGCCCTCATTGGTGCTGCCAAAAACTTGCACCGATTGGGTTAAGTTAATGTCATCATAAATGTACTGACGCAGATCGCAACGCAAAGTTTGGACTCGACCATCATACTTATAGAACTTATCCACACCCATCCAATAAGTCACGCCGGAAGCAAGCACAGGCGCATTTTGGCTAATTAAGGATACGTTGTCTGCTAAAAGCTGGTTGCCCCAAACATAAGGAGGGCCAAGATACTGCAATGAATAAAGCGTGGAATCTGTCCACACCAAAATCTCTTGGCGGCTTTGTAAAACGGATACGATCTTTGACCCATGAGACAAGCGAACGCTACCAGCTTGATTGGTTACTGCTGGATACCAAGTGGTCAAAGACTCCTGATCCGACCAGCGGATAAGCATGGGGTCGAGGACTGTACTTCCATAGTCGTTAGTGCCAAATACCAAAACAAACCGGCTGGCATCCGATACAGTAAATACGTTTTGATACAGCGGAGTATATCCATCTGCCCCGGGCAAAGTGGATACCAATGCCCCACGGGGAGAAATGCTTTGCGTACCAGATTGTGTACCAGATGTATTAATTACAGTACCTGCGCTCATCGTAATTGAGCTAATTGCAGTTCCTGCGCTAACACTGTAAGTGCCTGCTCCGCCAGATCCTGTGCCGGTAAAAGTTATTGTTCCTAGCGAAACATAAGAGCCAGCATAGTAGTAGTAAATCGTCATGCCAGAAACAATAGTTCCAGACGTAACTGAATTTACTGTTAGCGTATTTGCCCCTGCGCCAGAGCAAGAAGCATTTAACACTATATACGATGACATCAAATTAAATGTATTTGTAGTCAGGTATTTTGTGTAATAAGTTACCCCGGGCAATAGTCCAGTAGGCAATGCGCCAGTCGTAGATAGCGTAATTGGCGTTCCATCTACAAGGCTAAGAGTAGTTGTAACCACTGCCGGAGTAGCAATGGTTATTGTAATTGTTGAATTTGTATATCCAATACCGGCATCCCAATAGTACAGCGGGCCACCGCCAACACCATACAAAAGGTTTTGCCCCCAGTTAACTTGATTCCAAATACGAATTGCTTCTACAGCAGTTGGAGTGCTTGCGCCATAACCCCACAATCCTCCGCCCCATGTTCCAGCACCCCATCCGGTAGAAGGAACATAAACTGCGCCACCGGGGTTAATTTGGTAAACAGCATAAACCGTACCGCCGCCAGTAGTTGAAGAAGAAGCTGTTCCAGAAACAAGGATTGTGTATGTGGATCCTGTAAGCAGGGTGAGCTTATATTCACCAGATACCGTAACGCCGCCTACCGCAGACGCGCCATAAAAAGTTACATAAGCGCCGTCAGTAAATCCATCGGCAGCATCGGTTACTGTAACTGTTGTAAATCCGCCAGAATTTGTTGCAGTATTAGTGGCAAAAGGACTGGTTAGGGTATGTTCTGTACGAATTGGGGTGATGTCGTAATAAACGCCGCCATTTTCAATATAAAACTTGGATGTAGTGCCAACACCCATTAGGTTTAAACCAGCTAGTGTCACCCAATTCCAAAGGGATCGGCAAACATCAATAAACGTATTGGCAGAAATGCGCGCCCAACCACCAATTTTTTCAGGTGTGCCTTGGCGAAACCGGATTTTGTCGGACTCATACCAGCCGTTCTCGTTGGTGTACCGAGTGTTTTCCCGGTTAACCCCCGGCTTCAGCGTAAGTTTTTGTAACGGCATTGCATATCCTATGAAAGAAAGAGCGCACGTTCGTCAATGCGGCGGTTCTGCAACCCTTTGAGGATTTTACCCCCAGCCATGCAATACTTCAAGAACTCGTCCGCAGCGCCCGTCTTATCCCCGCGTAACAGTTTCTGGCGAAGCGTAGAACGCTGGAGTGTCCCAAGGCCCACGTTAAAAGAAAAACTGACAAGCCCATCAAACATACCTTGTGTAAGGCTGATAGGACAGAACTGCTCGACCCCGCGCTCAAATCTAGCCAAATCTGCTGCAAGTATTCCATCTACTTCCTCCATAGGGAAAACCCTATCATCCTCTGGGCGCAGGGGGACAGAATCCCGCTGCTCAATTTTCAACTTGCCCTGCTCGGGATAAAGCACATGGCCTACACCAATAGTCCACAGCTTGGCGGGACACCGGTATGCGCGCTGGCGCACACCTTCGTGGTGTTTGATGACCTCCAATGCTTTGGCTGATACTTTCATTTGCGTTTCACCGTCTGTACGCAACCAACCTTGTACCCCAGATCACGCCATTCCTGAGCCGCTTTTTGACAAGCGGCCTCGTACTCAAAGTACCCGACAATTGTGACGTACTGCATATTAATCCCCGATATAAGCACCAGAGTCCAGATCATTTTCCAAAGGCTCGGCCCCCGAAATGGAATGCAATGATGCTAGCAAACAACGCTTGGGTGTTGGAATCCCACAGCTTCTCAGCCAAAACAGGGAACTGCACACCGTTGTTATAGCCGTAAATAAACAGGCCGATGTCCACAAAACACAGCAAGGCAAAGAACCCAAGGGTGATAAAGCTGCGCACACCAGCACGCAGGTTCTTCATCCACTGGCTGGTTCCTTCGTTAAGCGACTCGTCGTGCTGGTAGATGGCGTTCATCTCGGCCACTTGGGCGTTGACCAGATTCTCGTTGCCTTTGGCAGTGGTCTCCATCTCAAGTTGGGCGCTATGTATCTGCTCTATACGCTCCTGAGCCTCAAAGCCAGCCTTGCGTAACTCAAGCTCCCGCTCAATCTGCATCCGGGCCAAATCCAGTTCGTGGCGTTTGTCCTGCCGGTCTTGGAAGAAATCCAGCAGCTTGGGCAAGCCGCCCATCAGGAAGGAGATTAGAGTTGATAGGATGGTAAGCATGGTTTAGTCCTTCCCGGTCAGGGATTTGATTTTGTTGTTTACTGGGGTTTTTTCTTCAAGGATTGCAATGTGCATCCTGTTCTCTGCAATTTGATCGCGGTTACGTTGGATTTCTTTTTCCAAGTC